CGTCCAGGTGAAGTCGCATATCGGCATGGACAAGTCGGTGCGCTCGACCGAGGAGAAGAAGCTCAAGTTCTTCAACAAACGATCCGAGGTTTACTGGCGATTCCGCGAGGCCCTGGATCCGAACCGCGAAGGCGGCAGCCCGATCATGTTGCCGGATGATCCGATGCTGGTATCGGACCTGACCGCGCCGCACTGGGAACTCACGCCCCAGGGCATCAAGATCACCCCAAAGAAAGAACTGGTGAAGGCCCTGGGGCGCTCTCCCGATCGCGGCGATGCCGTGGTCATGGCCTGGTCGGATGGGCCGAAAGCAATTACTCATGCGACGGATTGGAGATACCGTCCTGAGCAAATGGTTGGTACACTCGCGGAGCGCAAGAGGCGCCCCGTTATCAATATGGGGCCACGGAGGAGGCACTGAGATGTCTGGACTGAAGAACACCGTCAAGCGGCTTGCCAATGCGTCTATGGGCAAGGGCTACAAGACCAATCGCGAGATTCGCCAGCAGCGCCAGATGAAGCGCCAGCAGGCGCTCGACAAGATCTATGAGGGCGCGGAAATGCCGGACGAGCAGGAGCTGAAGCGCCGCGCCAGGCGCAAAGCCGCCGGCCAGAAAGGATCGCGCGTCAGCACCGTTCTGACTGAGCAAGAGGATTCCCTGGGATGAAAGCCAAAGATCTGATTGAGCGCGGCTCCAAACTGTTCAATCAGCGAAAGGCCATCACCACGCTCTGGCAAGAAATCGCTGAAAACTTCTATCCGCAACGCGCCGATTTCACGCTCACTCGCTATGTAGGCGAGGAATTCGCGGAGCACCTCTACAGCTCTTACCCTCTCCTGGTTCACCGGGAACTCTCCAATTCCATCGCATCCATGCTCCGGCCGCGCAAGAAGGAGTGGTTCATCATTGCCGTGGACGAGCACGAGTCGCTATCCAAGGGCGCCAAGGCCTGGCTCGAGTGGGCCACAGCCCGGATGCGCACGGCGATGTATGACAGGAAGGCGCATTTCGTTCGCGCCACCACGGAAGGCGATGCCGACTTCACCGCCTTCGGCCAGTGCTGCATTACGCGCGAGATCAACTGGGCGGCCGAGAAGCCGCACCTGCTATATCGCTGCTGGCACCTGCGCGATGTTGCCTGGGCCGAGGGGTCCGATGGCGCCATTGGCGAAATCTTCATCAAGTGGAAGCCGACCATTCGCCAGCTCAAGCAGCAATTCGGTGAGGAGCGGCTTCATGCGTCGATGCTCCAGCTCTGCCGCACCAACAAGTCGGGCGATTTGACCGAAGTGGATTGTATGCGCCTGGTCATCAGCTCCGACATTTACGCCGGCAGGAACGGTGAGTTTGCGCAGACGCCAGGCAGCCCGCTCCAGCAGATGGGCAACATGACCGCCTGGGTCATCGTTTACCTGGACGTTACCAACAATCACATCATCCATGAGCAGGGCGTTCCCTCTCATGGCATCACCTTGCCCCGTTGGCAGACCGTTTCCGGCAGTCAGTATGCTTATTCGCCTGCCACTGTTGCCGGACTTCCGGATGCTCGCCTGATCCAGTCCATGACCCTCACCCTACTGGAAGCTGGTGAAGTTTCGGTTCGGCCCCCGATGATTGCCACCCAGGATGCCATTCGCTCTGACATCCAGCTTTACGCGGGCGGCATCACCTGGGCCGATGTCGAATACGACGAGCGGAAGGGCGACGTCCTGCGTCCAATCACCCAGGATCGCCGCGGTCTGCCGATGGGCTATGAAGCCCATGATCGCCAGCAGATGGCCCTGGCTGAGGCCTTCTACATCAACAAGCTCACCTTGCCGCCGCCGCAGGGTGACATGACAGCCTTCGAGGTTGGCCAGCGCGTTGAGGAATACGTCAGAGCTGCATTGCCATTATTTGAGCCGATGGAACATGAGTACAACGGTCAACTTTGTGAAGATACGTTCGACGCTCTCCTACGCGCTGGTCACTTCGGAGCCATTCGGGACATCCCGGCCGAGCTACAGGGCCGCGATGTTCACTTCAAGTTTGTCTCGCCGCTGCACGACGCGATCGAGCGCAAGAACGCCAGCGAGTTCCTCGAGTCTGCCGATCTGATCGAGCGGGCAATGACCCTGGATCCGAACGCCGTCATGGCCATGGACGTCAGCACCGCGCTGCGTTCGGCCCTGGAAGGTGTCGGCCTGGCCGAGAAGCATATCCGCTCGCCGCGTGAACTCCAGCGCCTGGTTGCAGAAAAGCAGCAGCAGGAGGACATGATGGCCGCGGCGGCCATGAGCCAGCAGGCCGGCAAGGGCGCCAGGGATATCGCCCAGGCGCAGAAAACAATGGCAGAAACGCCTGGTGGAGGAGCTGAGCTAATCTGATGGCACTCGTACCGAAACGCGAGGACTTCAGGCCCCACAAGGATCCCCTGGCAAGGCCTGACTACACCGAAGCCGACATCCAGGCCATACGGGCACTACATCGCGGTGACGCATCCCCCACGCAGCAGACCCGCGCCCTCGAATGGTTGATCCTGGCCTTTGGAACGCATGACACCTCGTTCCGGCCAGGGGATCCTTACCTCACTGCCTTTGCCGAAGGACGGCGCCATGCAGGCACGACGATAATCTACATGCTAAATTCCGCACCAACCCGGACGGACCCGGATAAAATAGCAACCAGAACCCCGGAGACACCTGATGAATGACAATGTTGACAACGCACTGACCACTGACGATTCCTGGAAGGAAACCCTGGCCGGCGAGGACCAGACCAGGATGGATGCCCTGTCGGGCTATTCGTCACCTGACGAACTGTTTAACAGCCTTTCGGAGGCTCAGAACTTCGACTGGCGCTCGGCCGCGGCCGGCGACGACGACAAGTTCAAGAGCCAGCTCGAGCGGTTTGACTCCCTGGGGTCATTCGCCAATTCATTCCGCGAGGCACAGCAGAAAATCAGCTCTGGCCAGCTCCAGGACGAGCTGCCGCAGGACGCGACTCCGGACCAGATCCAGGCCTACCGCCAGCAGCACGGCATCCCCCTGGAGCCGACCGGGTACACCGAGAACCTTCCTGATGGCCTGGTCCTTGGTGATGACGACAAGGAGATCTTCGGCTCCTTTGCCGAGGCCCTGCATGAGGTCAATGCGCCGCCGGAGATCGCTCACAAGGCGATCGAGTGGTACAACAGCTTTGCCGAGCAGCAGCAGGACGCCCTGGCCGAGATGGATCATGTGCAGCACCAGGAAACCGAGGATATGCTGCGCCAGGAATGGGGCGGCGACTACCGCCAGAACATCAATGTCGTCGGCGCCATGATCGAGAAAACCTTTGGCGAGGAGGGCAAGAACATCCTGCTCAACGCCAGGGGCCAGGACGGTCGCGCGATCATGAACAATCCAGAGGTGCTGACTGGCCTGGCCGAGGTGGCTCGCCAGATCATGCACCCGATGTCTCTGCCAGGTCAGGGCAACGTGAATCCGCAGCAAACCGTGGACGCGGAGATCGAGGAGATCGAGAAGTTCATGCGCGAGGATCGCCAGGCCTACATCAAGGATGAAGCAATGCAGGCTCGACTGCGCCAGCTCTACGACATTCGGGCGAAACATCAAGCGGCATAGGAGGGCCGGAGATGTCAGGGATCAAGAAGAGAATACAAACCATTGCCGCCGGCTCAATGAAGTACACCGGCATCGACTGGAGGAAGCGCCAGGGCTCGAACAAGGGCGGCCAGGGAAGCTCGTCGCCGCGGGGTCGCGGCGGTGTCGCCAGCAGCCGGATGAGCCAGAATCGTACCGGCGGTCGATCCATGACGTCGCCAGGCCCAGGTCCGGTAAAATCACCATTATCAATGTGAGATTGCGATGAGCGGTTTGCTAAAGGATAAAGATTTGGGTCTGGTTCCTGGGATTCGTTTGCACCGACTCCTTGGTAGGAAGGCCATGAAGGACAAGGGCGACGGCCAGCAAAAAGGTGCGCCTGGCTTCACCACTTTCCAGAAGCCAAGCCAGGGCGTAAAGAGTCCCCTCGGTGGCTGAGATGGCGCCGCAAAAATCCTACGCCGGAAACAAGAAGGCGAAGATGAACCTGGGCGGCGTCCGGTATTCGCCGTTTACCGAGGACGGCAAGCGCAAGAGCAAGAAAACCAAGCCGAAAGGGAAGCGCAGTGGGTAGTCTGTTTGGCAAAAAACCGAAAGGCCCTGAAGGGCCGAAGGGCGCGGCTGCCTGGTACGCGCGGGCCCAGGAGCAGCAGCAATCCTGGGCTTCCAACCCCCTGGATCCGAGGCCTTCCAGGGTAGCCGGGGCCATCCCAAGGACGGTGTTCAGTGCCTTTTCGCAAGGTAGGTAGGAACAAATACAAGATCCCATATAGGCTTGACACCGTGCCATATTACGTCTAATTTTCGAGCTACCACGACCAGGTGGGACAACCCGGCTGTAAATCTTTACACCGGCCCCTGCCGCCCCCCGGCCCCTGCCGGCAGACGTATGGCCCCCTTCCTGGGACAACCCATGCCGAGCCAATACGCAGGCTAACCCGACGAGTGGAAACGGACATTTCACTTTTTGGAGGATGCCTCAATGGCTGAAACAGCTTTTCAAATTCAATATCGGCAGGAATTCATTGCCGGGTTTGAACAGCTCCAGTCGCTGCTGCGCTCCTACGTCACGACCGAGGCCGTCATCAAGGGTAACCAGGCGACGTTCCTCATTGCAGACTCAGGCAACGCGAGCGCCAAAACTCGCGGCGTCAACGGTCTGATCCCGGCTCGAGGTGACAACCTCAGCCAGCCGGTCGCGACGTTGGTAGAGTGGCACGATCTGGTGCGTAAAACCGACTTCAACATCTTTGCCTCGCAGGGCAACCAGCGGGCGATCATGCAGATGACCTCTATGGGCGTCATCAACCGCAAGATCGACCAGGACATCATCACGGAGCTGAACACCGGAACGGTGAACACTGGCGCCGCGGCGGTAGCCTCGACTGGCCTGACCCTTCGCGCAAAGACGATTCTGGGCAACAACGAGGTGCCCTGGGACTCCAACATCTGCATGTTGGTTACGCCGGCCTACGAGGCGTACATGATGCAGGAAGTTGAGTTCGCATCTCGGGACTACATCGACGGTGGTCCGACCCGTAATGCCGACCCGGCCTGGCGCGATCGCCCGATCTCGTACTTCTGGCTTGGCATGAACTGGATCGTTCATCCACGACTTCCTGGCGCGGGCACGAACGCCGAGAAGTGCTTTTGCTTCCATAAGTCTGCAATAGGCCATGCCTACAACGCAGACAACATCGAAGCTCGTGCGGGGTATGACGAGGAGCAGGACTATTCGTGGTCGCGCTGCTCGGTATACATGGGCTCAGTGCTATTGCAGAACAGCGGTGTGGTTGTCATCAACCATGACGGTTCGGCTCTGGCAGCGGCATAAGGAGATAGGAAATGGCATACGCAACTACTAATCCTCCTCAAGTCGCAGTACCTTCTGTTGGCGGTCAGGGTCCGACGATCTGGACCTATACGTCTGCTGACGCAAGGGCCACCGTCAATGGCGCCGACTACTTCAGTAACGGTGACGATCTGGGTATGAAGGTCGGTGATCTGGTTGTCGTTTACGACACCGGAACGCCGCTCACTTCGCTTCATTTCGTTGCGGCCGTTACCGCAGGTGGCGCCGCTGATGTGAACGACATCCCGCTCGTCTAATAGACGCGGCAGGATTACTGCGCGACAATGCGGGGGCCGTCAGGATTGGCGGCTCCCGTTTTTCATTTAGGAGACAGAGAAATGCCCACAGCTCAAAAGAAGAAGGCAGTCGAGAAGCCCCAGGAAGCGGAAAAGAAAGCACTGGTAGACCAGGCCCCGCCGGCGAAGTCGGCAGCCCTGACAATGCCCAGGTTCGGCCTGGCCGAGGAGTCCAGGAACATCTGGTACGCGACCGTGGAACACGGAACCCTCCCTGTCCATGTTCTCGAGGAGTCATTCTGGTCGCACGTTGCCAGGCTGCTTCAGCCAGGTGACGAGATTATCGTCATGTCCGACAACATGGCATGGCGTAAAGATGTCCAGGTCATAGCCTGCGGATCCATCTGGGCCCAGGTGGTGGAATTGCAGCATTACGACCTGACGCCAGCGAAGCCGCACGACAAGATCCCATCGAAATACAAGGTCGAATTCGCCGGCGCCCACCACAAGTGGCGCGTCTTGCGTGAGGGTGAGCCCCTGAAGGATGGCTTCGCTTCCGAGAAACTTGCAGCCCAGTGGGCAGCTCAGCACGAGGCGGCTGTGAACCGATAGCCGATCAAGGACTGAACACAAGGGCAGGGATGCCCTGGCCTGGAGAGACTGATGCCAACGAAACTGACGATTTACAACGGCGCTCTGAACATCATTGGCGAGCGCAAGCTGACCAGTCTCACCGAGGACCGGGAATCCCGGTACAAGCTCGATGATGTCTGGGACAACGATCTGATAGATCGAGTGTTGCAGATGGGGCAGTGGAATTTCGCTGCCAGGTCGATCGAACTGGAGGCGTCACCTTCCGTGACGCCTTCTTTCGGCCACCAGTTCGGATTCGACAAGCCCCTGGATTTCATTCGCACCATGGCGGTGTGCCAGGATGAGTATTTCAAGATCCCTCTGACTCAGTATTCTGACGAGTCGCAATGGTGGTTCGCTGACACGGAGACGATCTACGTCCAGTACGTCTCGAATGACTCGCAATATGGTGGTGA